CTACTGGACCACGAATGGGGTCGGATTGACCGTCGAGCCGGTGCCGTTCGTGCCTTCCGCCCAGACATACCAGTTGCCCGCTGTTGCGGGGGTCGGCACATAGGCGCCCCAAAGATTGGTGTTCACGAGTATGGCGGCCGTCCAGGAGGCCGGCGGTGTCGTGGCCGACAGAGAGAAGCCGAACTGAATCGCCGCGCTCGCGGGCGAAACCTGCGCGTTGACACCGATAGATCCGCTTCCGTGCGTATAAGGGCCGGTTGGCAACAGATTCCAGGTAATGGAGGTGACAGGCGTCGAGGCTGCCTCGGTAACCGCGGTCACGGTGGAGGACACCGGGCCGCTGCCGGAAGCGTTCATGCCGATGACGGAGAAGTCGTAGCTTGTTGCGGCTTGCAGTCCGGATATCGTCGTTGTGGCTCCAGAAATACCGGCCACGGACGATGTCCAGGTCGTTGTTCCGGTTACCCGGTATTGGACTGTGAAGCTGGTGGCGGCGCTGGTTCCTGTCTGCCCCGACCATGTAAGCTGTATGCTGCTGCTGGATGACGGTGTCGCGGCAAGACCGCTCACCTGGGCGGGCACCGGCACTTGAGGCAAGGCGGCTGTCGTTACGGTCAAAATGGAAGACGATGATCCCGTGCCGGCGGCATTGATCGCTTGCACCACGATGTCATAGCTGGTGGCGCCCGTGAGGCCGCTCAACACGCATGTCGTGGCGCCGACGACCGCCGGGGCGGTGCTCCAGGACGATGTGCCGGTCACCCGGTATTGCACGGCGTACGAAGACGCCGCGCCGCCGCTGCCGGGCGCCTGCCAGTAAATCGTAATGGCTGCGGATGTTATCGATGAGCTTGCCAGTCCGGTGACCTGGCCCGGAGCGGCCACGGCCGCTGATCCGGCAATCGACGCGAAGGCGATGGTACCCCCGGAATAGGTCGCACAGAAAATCGATGCAGCCTGCTGCGGGCCTAGCGTCATGCCGCCGGTCGAGGTCACGAAACCTGTGCCAAGGGTTACTGTTCCCACGCTTGCGTTGATGACGGTGCAGTGGAACCCACTACCCATATTGGTCGTTAGGGGTGTCAGCGTGACCGGTTGGCTGCACACAAGAATGCGCCCGTTATGAACGGTGGTATCGAGATTGATGCTGGTAGTGATCTCGACAACCGGAGCCTTGTATGTCGGCAGTTTGTTGGCGATCCAAACCCAAATGGCGCTGAAGGTCTGGCTTGCCATGACATTGCTGCCCTGGGCAGCCCAGATGGTATCAGTATCACTGACCGGGCCGGCAGCTTGCGCCTGATCAATCGTAACGCCATCAAGGAAGTTGCTATAGGTTATGGCGCAGTTGGTCCCGGCGTGGCTGACCGGCACCAGATCCTGACCGGTCAGCGAGGAAACGGCCTGAAGGCTGCCGATGGGGCCGGCGACGTTGGCTCCCGTCGCTGAGATCGTTCCGTCCGACGTTATGGTGACATTCGCGCCAGCCGAGAACAGCCCGTGCAGCAACGACGCCGGCATGAGCATGGGCGTACCCTGGTTGCTGATGACAAGCTCCGAGGCGGTGTTCAGGCTGGACGCAACAGGAAAACCCGCGTGATCCAGACCTGTGGCAACCAGGCTGCCCTGGGAAATGTTGACGCCGATCCCGACGCCGACCTGCTCAGGGCCGCCTGACCCGAGGCTGATGCGCCCCAGCAATGCCGGCGACTGCACTATGATTGTAGGCTGTGTTGAAGCGAGAAGCGTTCCCACGGATGTAGCCATAGCCGCGCCGCCGTGACTTATCGGCAGCAAATCAGCGGCAGCGACGGATGCCGCGGCGGGGAGTTCGGAAATTGTGGGCATCTATCGCTCTATTTCGAAGAATAACGGTTTAGGAATGCGGCTATGCCGCGACGGCGCTGCCGCTGCATGATGACGCCCACTTCAGCCCATCATAAAACACTGTGACACCGCTTCCCGCTCCAGCGGCTTCCGAGGGCTTTCGGCCGTTACTCGCGAAGGCCATTGCTCCGGCGACCGCGCCTGTCGGCAGGTTTGCGACGGTATAAGATGGCAGCACCGGGGCGCCGACGAACCGAGGGGAAACGGCGTTGGTTCGGAATACCTCGCGCCAGCACGAGACCCCGTCCGAAACGATATGGTATCGGTCGTTTAGCTGTAAGACAACCGGGCCGCAGTCGATGGTGTCCGTGCCACTCGGCGCTATACTGACAGGCCCCGAGCCGATGACCGAGAAGGTGAAGCCGGTGCCGGCAGCCACGGTCTTCGCTGCTGGTAGCGTGACGGTGTAAGCTGAACCGCCGGTCAGGAAAATGATGTTGCCGGATATGTAGTTTGGCAACGTCGTGGAACTGCCTATAACGTTCTGCCAGCCAACGCAGATGCCTTTCCCGACGGGGTAGGATAATGTTCCTTGGTTCCACGTCAGCAGTCCAGTTGTGTTATTATAGAGCAGTCTGTTGTTGTTCGTGGCCTCGAAGGCGATGGCTTGGCCGGCCGCGAGCTTGATAACCGGGGCGTTGTTGAGGGACTGGGCATAAGTGGAGTCTAGAACGGCATTGGAGAAAGGTAACCCGATGGCGAAAACGGTCTTGGCACTGCCGGACGATCCCGCGGCCAAATAAACACCAATGATGGATGACAACTCAACCGGCGTACCGGACGTGTTGGCCTGACCGATAACAAGGCTCTGAATCGTCCTTGAATTCGCGTCATCCAGCCCGTTACCGAACCAGTCCATTTCGATCGTCAGCGACGCGTTGGTCGCGCTTGAGGGCAAGCCTGTGGCATCCCTGTACTCCAGACACGCCGCCCAAAGCTGAGGTTGGGGCAGATACGCGCCGCTGGAGTTGGTGGTCGCCGCCTGTCGAATCGTCTGAACATAACGGCCAACATGCTGTGCGGGGGTGCTGGCGGTCGGGGTTTGTATTCCCGTCCAGATCAATCTGTCGAGGCCGCCCCAGACGTAGTTGCCGGGACTATTGTAGATTATAGTATCGGTTCTGACGTTCGTAATAACGGTGCCGTTGGCGCCCCCGTTGTGGTTGACGATGTAGGATGACTGATTGACGCTGAAATCGGACGAACTTGACGACCCCTGCGACGATGTTAGTCCAGTGGGCGTATTTCCGGCGACAAAACCTGGCAGGACCAGTGCAGCCGGTGCTCCGCCAGTTGGTATGGCAGCGGCAAGAGGCGTCCCGTCCGCAAGGACAGTGCCGTCAACCACCCATTTCACCCGCTTTGTCAGGGCGATGCCCCAATTGCCGGGCTGCTGCAAGACGGTCGTGCCTTTCGGCACGTAGATGACCGACCCGGCCGGAGCGGCCTGATAGGCCGCCGCAAACGCCGCGGTGTCGTCGGTCACGCCGTCGAGCTTTGCTCCGTAGGGCGGAAGAGCAACGTTCATGACCCCCGTGGCATTCGGATTCGCATCAACATAGGACTTGGTTGCAGCTTGCAGCGGGAGCGTGGGTGCGGCGGATAGGGTAAGAGCGCCGCTCAACGATCCGCCGGCCAGCGGTAAAGCCGTTGCGACCTGGCCATCGACATATTGCTTGTTGGCGGCATGCGCCGTCGCCGTCGGATTTGCGGCGAGCGACAGGAACCCGGTCAGGCTGCCGCCGGCAAGTGGCACTGCCGTTGCGACCTGGCTGTCGACGTAATGTTTGGTCGCGGCCTGGCTGGCGCTAACCGGATCGGTGGCAAGACTGAGAGTGCCGGTCAGGCTGCCGCCGGACAGCGATAGCGAGCTTAGAACCAGACTATCGACGTAACCTTTCGTCGCCGCGTGGAACGGCGCCACCGGGTTCGCCGCCAGCGTCAGCGCGCCGGTCAAGGTATCGCCTCCCCGCAACACCCTGGTATCAGCATACTCTTTGGTGGCGGCCTGCAACGGGAGCGTCGGATCGCTTGCCAGCACCACGGGGCCAGCAAACGTCCCGCCAGCCGCGGTGATCGAAGTCGATAGCTGGCCATCAACATATTGTTTTGTCGCCGCCTGCAGCGGAGAGGTCGGATTGGACGCCAGATAAAGCGCCCCTGTCAGCGTATCCCCGGCCCGGACAACATGAAGATCGACATACTGCTTCGTGCTCGCCTGAAGCGCGGCCGTGGGGTCCGAAGCCAGCAGCAGCGCGCCGGACATGGAGGAACCCGCGAGCGAAACAGCCCCGGCAACCTGAGAGTCGACGTAGTGCTTGGTGGATGCCTGACTAGCGACGACCGGATCGCCGGCGAGGATCAACGCGCCAGTCAACGTGTCGCCGGCGCGATAGACACGTTGGTCGACGTATTGCTTGGTGGCGGCCTGAGCGCTCGCCGTCGGATCAGACGCCAGCACCAGGCTCCCCAGGAGCGTGCCGCCAGCCTTCGGTAAGGCGGCGACGAACTGGGTGTCGACATAATTCTTCGTAGCGGCCTGCGACGGCGATACGGGATCAGCGGCCAACGCCAGAACGCCCGACAAAGTATCGCCCGAGCGCGACAACTTCAGATCCGCGTAGTTCTTTGTCGCGGCTTGCAGGCTGGTTGACGGGTCGGCACTGAGAAGCAGAGATCCCGAAAGCGAGCCGCCGCCAAGCGGCAGCAAGCCCGCGGCGATCGAGTCCGCGTAACTCTTCGTGGCGGAATCAAACGGGTGCTGCGGAGCTGCCGCCAGCGTCAGGGTGCCCGTCATCGACCCGCCTGTCAGAGGCAGGGCGGTTGACACCTGCTGATCGACGTAAGCCTTGTTGGCTGCCTGAACCGGCAATTGCGGGCTGCCGGCCAGAGCCAGCGCGCCGGTCAGTGATCCCCCGGCCAGGGGCAACGTGTTCGCGGCCAGACTGGCCAACGTTTCGCCCGAGGCGCCCCCGGTTGGCGTCACCAGCGCTTGCGAAAGGTCAATGTTTGCGGCGCCCGAAATACCGCTCAGAAGTTGGGCATAAGTCACGGCGACATTTGTGCCGGATTGAGACATCGAAATCAGGTCGCCGCTCGCAGGAACATTGCCCACCGGCAGGGCGCCTATGACGAAAGGCACTGCACTCGCGGATAAGGTGCCGCTGCTGAGCAGCAGGTTGGAACCGACCGCGATAACCTCCGGCGCGCCGAGCCCGGTGCTGATGCGTCCTAGCAGTGAACCAGCGCTCAGCGTGATCGCCGGTTGAACGCCGTTCAGCACCTGAGCGCGCGTTATGCTCCTGGTGATGCCTGCCTGACTGACGGGAAATTCATCTGTATCCGAAGCCGATGCGGCGGGACTGAGCTGATCTATTGTGGGCATGAAAAATCATTCTCCGGCCGCCCCGGGCTGCCGACGGGACTGGTCCAACACGAAATGCTTACGTGCAATTGAAAGTTGTAAGGTATCAACTAACGGGAGCTAGGACCGGATTCCCATTTTGGTCTGTCAGCATGGTCCCCGTGGATGTCAATATAGCGCTCGCCGGTATCTGAGGTACCGAGAGGAGAAGAACGGGAAGCAGAACGCTCCGTTGCAAAGTACGGCCGTTTACGGTCGTAATATCGAACGTCAAAGTGTAAATGGTTCCGGCCTGCCCTTCCGATAGCCACAGAATGATTCTGCTGCCATCCGTCGTCGAGCTCTGAATGACGAGGTCGCCGGGGTTAGATGGCATCGAGGCCACATCAAGGGTAGCTATGCTGTCACCGTCGTTGCCGACAATAGCCGGACCTATGTCCAAAATATAATCAAGTATATCTCCGGGGTCTTTCGTCGGCCAATTCAACGGGGGGGGTGCAACCGCGGTCGTGCCGCGCGCAACCGGAATGAAGGAATCAATTGTTACCACGCGAGCGTGGCTTGGTATCCATGCATGGGCAGCGGGCGTTGACATGTCAATCCATACGCTAATTCAGAGTTTCGGAGTATTATATCGCGAGGACGGCTTAACCGACGGTTACCACCTGACAACAACGAACCCGCCGGCGCCACCGGCACCGTTGAAGGCCGTGTTGCTGTTTGCGCCGGTGCCGGCACCGCTGGCACCGCCGCCAGGAAAAGTGCCCGTATTCCCGGTGCTTCCACTATTCTGCGTGCCCCCCATCGGAGCCGCGCCGCCCATACCACCCTGATTCAGAACTCCGGCCTGTCCTGCCGATCCGCTAAAGTTCACGTCACCACCAATGCCGATGCCGGGCGGAGTAGCACCGTTTCCCGGTGCCGACGTAGTCGCCAGGTAATTCAGGCTGCCTCCGGTTGCGCTGACGAATTGGCCGAAGCTTGACGTGCCGCCCGATCCCGCCTGCGTTCCGCTGGTCGTGCCGGCTGCTCCGCCAGCCCCAACCGTAACCGGAACTCCTTGCCCGGGCGAAAGCCCGGTCACCAGCTTTCTGGCGTAGCCCCCACCTGAGCCTCCGCCGCTGGCCAGGCCGGGAAGCGAAGCGAAGCTCCCGGAACCTGCACCCCATACCTCGACTTCGACTTGTGTTACCCCGGATGGAACCGTGAAAGTGCCTGAGCTACTGAAAGACTTCACACCGGAGCCGAAGCCCGGCTTGAGCGACGGCAACTTCCAGCTCAGGAAGGGAGCTGTCGGAAGCACCGATACGTTGCTGCCAGCGACAGTAGTTTGACCGTTTGAAACGGTGATCTGGTAAAGACCTATCCAGCCGGCATCTGCCGCCGGGGTGGTCTGGCTGCCGGTATTCGCCGGCGCCCCTGCTTTCAACTGTAGTTGGACCCGCTGCGTACGAACGGTGTTCTGAGCGGTGCCCGAGTTGGATGGTCCGCTATACGACTGCGCCGGATTGCTGGCATTATAATATGGCAAAATAACCGGATCGGCGTCGGCTTCCAGAAAGGCTGCCTCGATCAGATAGTTGATCGATTGTCCGACGCTTGAAGGCGCGGTCAGGTCGAAACTCGTCGATCCGATGTTTATTCCCATTTTCACAAGCGTATCGGTGGTGTCGGCGGGTAACGACCCGTACGGGAGACTATCCACAGGACCGACCTGGGTGATGGTGCCGGGGCCAATCGTTACGCTCATCGACGCCGGCGTCGTCGGCTGGCACGCAAGCCCGTCCACGACCGTGCTGGTTCCCAGCACCGCCTGGGCTAGGAATCCCAGGCCTATCATGGCATTTTTGTTGACTGAGAGTAAGTCCGTGTCCAACGGGATAGCGCTGGGATAGACGATGTTGCGGTCCATGCGGAATTTTCGCTATATAACTATGTTTGAGGTCAAGTGATTTGCAGCCAGGCAATTGTGTTGACCGGAAGGAGGCTTGATAAAGTCTGCTGCACGTCCTCTTCGGTCACCTGCCCTGGCAGCAGCGAAAGATCGACATAGGCGATGGAACCCTGACCATATCCTCCGGCATCCGTCGCATAACCGGCCAACATGCCTACAACCGGCGTGGGCGGACGGGTTACGCTGACGAAGAACTGAAATGGCAGGTCCGGGTTGCCCCAACCGCCGGCGACACCGTAAGCCAAACCGGACCCCGGAGGCAGCGGGCCATTCGCGAGCGTCGAATAGGAGCCAGTATCGCCGCATCTCGTCGGCTCGAAGATTCGGGGTTCGGAGCCGGTAAGCAGTTGCAGACTGGCCCTGATTGCGGAACGGGTGGCCGCCCCGCGAAGCAAAGCTCCGAGGATGCGCGACCGATATGAGGTGTCTGTTTCCCCGCTTTCGCGGATCAGATCGGATCCGAAAAAGTCAAACGCGATTAAATCGAGCCAGTTGTCAGTGGCGGTGCTGATACGTGTCTGTAGGATGACGTAGGACAGGAGATCGTACAACCAGACCCAAGGCGTCGCTATACTTGCAAGTATAGCCGTCAGGTTCGTAGCCTGATCGCCGAACCACCGCTTCGGGAGAACCGAGCGTAATCTTGACACGAAGTCCGAAAGGTCACCCGTCATTGACGTTCACCGTGACAGTTCCAGCCTTGACGACCGTCCGGTTCGGCGGAAGCACGTCGGCCATGAGGCCATTCAGCAGGACGCCAATGACGTTTTCGACATCCTGGCCAGCCAGGTAGGCACTTTGAGCGACGCGCGTAGCCGACGCGATGCGGCCAATCGGCAATCCATTAAGGTACTCGGCGACCAGATTCTGAATTGCCGTAACGTATTGGGAGGCAACCGCGCTTGGCCGCAAAGTGACCGTCAGCGACACGTTTACAGTCAACACCTGCGGCGGCAGGACCGCGAACGCAGTGCCGATCGGCCGAACAGAATCGACGGCCGTGCCAACCGACGACAGCAGGGTCGGCGATGGGTAGCCCGATCCGTCGTCGACGGTCACAAGAAAAGATCCGATACAAGAAGTTCCGTCAGCTGCTACGTTCTCCTGTATCATGACGTGCAACCCTTGCTGAACATTGGCGATGGCGCTTCGCACGGCCGACAGGGTGGCGCGCGACAGGCTTGCCAAATAATTCTGGAACCTGGAACGGAAGGCTTGGTCGCTTTCGGCGTCGATTCCATTGACGAACGGGTTGGCATTCGTGACGAGGTCGATTCCAGGCAGGGACGTGGCTATGACACTCACGGTGCCGGCTAAGACATTTCCCACGATCCCGCCCGTCGTGCAGGTGACAGGGACATCGGCTGAGCTGACGCCGCTTGGGATGACATAGCCGGCCGGCGAAGACTGCCATGTCGAAAGGGTCGTATCTTGAGTTACCGAGAAACTGAGCGAGCCGTCCGACGTCTTCACCACGGCGCCCACCGGTATCAACGCAGCGAGGCTGTTGGCGAAGCGGGAAAAAGTTACGGTTCCCGAGGCGGGCGACGCCGGCAGACGCGTGAGTCCATAATCCAGCATCCAGGAGTCCAGATCGGGGCCAGTGGAAGTTGCCGCCCGCGTTGTCTGTAGCACCTGCAGGATGAGCCATTGCAGCCATAATACCACCGAGGCGTTCGCCTCGAAGATGGCCCGGATGACGGAGCCGACCGAGACGTCGACCAGAGCGGTTGCGGAGCTTTGAAGCGCCGCACCCATGTCCTCAACGAGCTGGTTGAACGATTTCAGTGTTAGATTCATGTCAGGTCACCCGGCGCTGACAGCAAGCTGCACGGAAGACCCCGAGGACGCATCGGAATAGGTTATATTCGCAACCACATATCCATTGGCCGCGTCTGCTATGCTGGTACTTATTTGCGGGGCCGGCGAGGCGGCCACTGCAGATTCGAAAGCCAACTGGGTCCTGACTACCGACTCGATGTCGGCCGGCTCGACTGGCGTCCCCACAAACTGCGCCAACCCGCCTCCGTAATCGAGTTGCCACAGATAGTCGCCTGGATTTGTCAGCAGGCGCCGGTATACGCGCTGGTTTGTCGTGTCCGGCCCGGAGGCCAAAGCCAGATCGCCGGTGCTCCCGACACTCAGATCTCCGGCCCATTCCAGAAAGACATCAATCATCGGGATCAAGCCTGATTTGACGGTTTGGACGTCGACCCATTTCCGAGTACGGTATGGGTATGCGAGTCGTAGGCGGTGCGCAGGGCCGACAGCGAGCCATGGCTGTCGTACACGTCGCCCTGGACGTGAAGGTCTCCATTCATTCGTATTGTTCCGTCGTTGCAGAGCTTCAGGAAGCTGCCTGTCTTATGCACGAGCCAGAACTCATCCGCCGGCGGTTGGGGGGGCACTTGGCTGCTCGAGAAGGCTCTCCCTAAGATAACGCCTTGCTCGATGTCGCCCTGCTGAGGAACCAGCAAGACCTGATCCCCGGGGTTTGGCGGGCAGACCATGCCCCAACCGTTGCCAACCCACTGAGCCAGTACCGGAAGCCAACCGGACAGTACCCCATCTGGTTGGATGTTGACCCTGGCAGTTGCGGTTTGAAAGTCGACCGATGTTACGGTACCAAATTTTACGTGACCCACGGCATTATCCAGACTGGAAGCATGCGCCTTGAGCGCGTTCACCAGGTAGTCGTTCATTGCCTTTTCTATGTCCCACTCAAACCTGAAGCTGATACGGCCCTGACGGTCTGCCTGGATCCGCAGGTTGAGTTGTAAAAGCGTTCGACACTGTCGACCAGGTAGAGTCCGTCAAGCATCGACTCCGTCTCGCCAAGAACGATGCCGCTTCGCGGTGCGATCTGAAGGTCCCACGGCATTTCAACGAGCAGAGTGGTTCGGAGCCGATTGATTTCGGCCGTGAATCTCGCCGCGGATTGCGTCACCTGCGCTGATGTGAAATTCGACGCGGAAAACAGAAAGGGCTGGCTGGTCGATCCGGCCACCGCCACCGCTGCGGCGCCGACTCCGCTGTCGTAACAAGCCATGTTCTGTGAGTTCCACGACTGCACTCTGGCCGTCGCACTGGCTTCGACCACCAGGGAGCGGTTGAAACGCATGCTTTGGACCATGCCTGGCCTGATGGGAGTGAGCGTAGCCGGAACCGGCAAGGCTGGCTGGAAAAACAACTGCGTGCCCTCGACGAAGACATCGAATTGATTTTCCCGGGCCAGTTCGACGACGAGATCCCAGTCCGATCTCAAACGAGAGAACTGACCTGTTGATAACCTTGTGTAGCCGTCGCCGTAGTAGCGGCCGATAAGTCCCGACGTCGGTGTGACAACCGCACCAAGCCCGTGACGGTTCGCTATGGTTGCCACTATCTCCGAGGCGGTCTGGTTTACGAAATCGCCTTGCTGGTAGGAGTCGACCATCGAGGCGGAAAGGTCGCGGCCTTCCATGGCGACGGTCCCCCGGATTGCATCGATCTGAACCGAGTCGATCCTGCCAGTGATCAGGCTTGTCACGGCCGGTCCGGGAGCGCTGCCTGTGAATACTTCGACGCAGCCGTTGGCCAGGGCCGACCATATGGCGATATCGGTTAACGGGGGACCACCCATGGCGAACGTAAGCGAATACGAATCCGCCGAAAAGCAGTTCGTAGAGGTTATCGCCGCATGCAACAGCCCAGGCATAACGGAGCCGTCGATCGCGACCGCTACATTATTCTCGTAAACGGCTTGGCCAGGCACGCTACTGCGGTCCAATGCCGTCGGCGAAGGTGGACGAAAAATCGGGAATGGTGATCTGCATCTCTCCCGAGAGCATAGGATCTTTGAGATTATTGGCTCTGGCGATATTGATCCATTGCAATGCGCTGCCGAGCTCGACGGCGGCAATCTCAAATAGATTTCCGTGTATTACCGTTATTGTCTTCAACTCATCCACCTTACGCGCTCAGTCTGGAACCGATACGTCCTACGTACGAATTGGTGTTTACCGCCGCCGCCAAGGCTCCTGCACAGGCAACCGTGCTTCGCAACGCGGACCCGTAGCCGGAAACCGCCGCGCCGGTTCCAAATGGCGTCGCGAGGGCCGTGGTTTGCACCGCTATCTGTTGGCCGATCGCAGCCCGGGACGACGCCACAGCTGCAATCGCCAGTGTCTGATCCGACGTTCCGGCCGTCAACGCGTTTGCGGTCGATAGGGCGGCTTGTAGTGGCGCAAGCTGGATCGATGTCCCTGTCGCGGCTACGACCGCTTCCGCAAGATCGGCTGATACCAGAGCGCTTAAGGCCAGGCTCTGCGGACTGGCGGCGCCGTCCTGATGTGCCACCAGGCAGCCGATCTGATATGAGATCCACCATGGGCTATGATAGTCGGCCATAAAAGACTTGATGACGACCGGATATCTAAATGACTCCCACGTCAGCCAGACCACCTCGCCAGTCAGGCGGAGATTGTTGATCGCCCGCATTCGTGCTTCCGCCTGAGGCCCCGAGAATGTGCCGCGAAACTCGATATCGCCGTCGTCCGGACCGAGGCGCTCCAAAATGCGGGTTCCGCCGGAAAGGGTATGGGTCATGATCCGGTAACGGCCGCCAAATCGCACCGATGGCGGAACCTCAAAGTTTTGGAGGTTGATGGTGCCAATCTGAATGGGTGATCGCTGCACTGCCTGGTCCGATCTCAGAATAAAACGGGTTACGTTAGACTTTTGCGGCGCTTTCGCTCAGAAAGGTGACACTCGGCTTCGGGGGGTCGCGACCCGCGGGTCTACCCCGGTCATGCCAGTGGCGGGCTTGGAGAGGGTGCGCTGGAGATGATCGATCGCCCAACGTCCGAGGGCGGAACCATCAAGATGTAGAGTGGAACTGCGCGGACCCCGTGCAGGGCAGTCATCTTCGCTCGTCAGCTGGTCTGGTTTCCCCGAAGCAGATCCCTCCCGGCGTTGACGGCTATATTCAGGTTCAATCTGGCCGTCCGACAGTCGAGATATCCTCTCCTGAGGCAGCTCGACGAACGCGTGGCCCGCGACCGGCGGCCGCCAAGGAGCCGGACCCGGGAACTGGCCGTTATCGGAGTGTCCGGTAAGGAATGCGCATGGAAGAGCAGCCCCAGCCCCAAAATGGTTGCGCGGGTCCGCCGGGATCGTTGGCCTGGTCGGTTGCACCCCAAACGGTTCTACTTCCGAGGTAAGGCGGGCGGCGGATTGAAATTCAGAGGTACCTTTATCGAAAATCTTCCGGCTGGAAGCCGCGTATTGCTTCGAGGTACTGACGGCGAGCGGCCAACCTAGTTGCGGCATCGGCGTGGGGCTTGCCAGAGCGGCCAGAAACTCAGTCTGAACCGCGTTCCGGACCCTTATGTCCGGGGAGACCGAGAGCCGGATTCCGTTAGACAAACGGGGGTAGATTGGAAGCCAACGAGAAGTCCGAGCAGCGGAGTACCCTAGCGGATCGCCATTGAAGGCGTCGAGTCTTCCCAGTCGATATTTTACCGGAAACGGCGCTATTGGATGCGCCGGAAATTCATGAATCCGTTGCAGCGCCAGGAACCATTCAATTCGCTTAGCGCTTTTGTCACGCACGTTCTTTGCGTCCCGCAGTCCGGGATTATTGCCGTCAGTCGGAGGCATGAAATTCAGCCGCACTGTCTAGCGCTGAACTGACCAGCCGAAGGACGACCAGTCGAAGGAGTGTCCATCAAGAGTACCTAATGCGATGACATAAGCCGTCCGGTCGGCGGCATTAAGCGAAAAGGCGACATCGAACGGCACCCCGTTCCTAACGAGGTATAGGCAGTCGATCAAGACGGGGTGCCGAGCGAGTTTCCCACCTGTTCCTTCGCATCTGGATCGCTTGTACCATCGTTGAGCAGAGTGGCGATCGCCGCAAGACCGTCGTCACCGAGCCGATCTATGAGGCTCTCGATCTGAGGTTCGGTCGCCGGCGGTGGTATCGGAACGCCCTCGATCTCCAATACGGAAAACGCCAAGCCGGCCATGGATAGCCAGGGCCCGTTTTGCGCAAGAACCGGACCCGCCGCCTTGAAAAGCCGCAGCGTGTCCAGCGCCGTAAGCCTGCGCAGCAGCAGCCTTCTTCCCCGTTTATCAACCGTCGATAGAGTCTCTGCAGCGGCCTGGACGATCGTCTTTGACGGCGTCATCAGATGCGTTTCTTTCTGGTCGCAAAGAACTCGAGCTTCTGCTTGACGCTCGCATCACCCTTCCAGATGCCGGCACTTGCGAGCTTGAATACCACGCCATCAAACTGGTAGGTCGATACCGAACCGTCCGTTTCCGTCACGTACTGATATATTGTGCCGGACTGGTTCCCCGCTCCGTTGTAAAAGCCCTGTTCAATGGAGGAAATGAAGTCGTCGAGCGCTGAAGTGCCCCTCTCGACCTCGAAGCTGCCTTCCCAGCCCTTCGGCAGTTCGGCACCAAGTTGGCGACCGTCGAGGCGGTTGACACGTATCGGAGCGGTCAATTGCCGGCTTTCGAAGCCCGTTACATGGCTGATATCGACACGCCCGCTCGGTCCCATAACGACCAGTTGGGTGTCGCGGCCGATTGAAAAAGTTGTCAGACCCACTGCATGAGCTCCTAGTTAACCTGACCCGTCGGCAGTGTCTGGCGAGCCACCTGAACGGTCTGTCCGCCTTCAACGTTGACGATAAACCGCTCATTGATCGCCTGATACTGGATCTGAGCGTCGGACTGGACATATCCCAGCCCCGTTCGCGAGGATGGATTGTTGGATGTGTCGCATATGACACTGAAAGGAGCCGAGCCGTCCGTGCTGCCAAGCAAGCCCTGCGACAGCATATTGTTCAGGAACGACAACTGCGTCGATCGGATCTGCGTGAACAGATTGTTGTTGATCACCTGGCCCACATACTGACCCATTCCTGCTGCCAGCGTCTCGGCGATATAGTTCGTCAGGCGCGTGTAGTCATCGCCGTCTATCGCCGGATTGGATGACGTATTGTGACCGCCACGGACTCCCCAATAAGATCCGCCCGGCTGAGGGTTGCATATCACGTCGATGCCAGCCGCGAGCAGCGCACCCAGATCGGCGGATGAATAGGCCGCGTTTTGGCCGGACCCTGGAGTGCCGGAACGTTGGCTGCCAATGATGCCGTAGATCGGTTTGTTCAGACTTGACTGCTCGGGCGACAAATTCGCCAGGCGGCCAGCCGCGAATCCCTGGGGCGAAACCAGCCGGACCGTCAAGTTCACTTGGTCCGACCACCACAACCAGTCACCAAACATGAGTTTCGCAGAATAGCTGTTCAATCCCGCCTGGGCTTTGACGGCGATAGCGTTCGTGATGGTGTCGCCGGCAGCGGTGGTGAGGATCATATAGATCCCCTCTTGCAGTCCGAAATCCGCCTGGGTGCTCCAGGTTGTCGGGTTGTCGCAGTCAGCCAACAGGGCAAGCCCGCAGCCTTGTCCCCGCAACGCATACATTCCGGTCCGCGAGGACAGGTCCGCGCCGATAAGCTGAGCGCTGCCAACAAGCGTTGCGCCATCGCTCCCGGCGCTCGTCGATCCCAGCGTCAAAGAAAACGCGACTGGTGACGCTGTCGTGCCGCCCGAGCTGGCGATGACCAGCAACGATGGGCCCCGCTGCGGCCCCTGGCCGGAGTTAACCGCCGTCGCGAGGCTGTTCCAGAAGGCGGCGCCGTTCCCGCTAAGACCGTCGTAAATCTCGGGCTCGAAGCCCGGAAGCAAAACCGACAACTTCCAGGTATTCGGTGTAGAGCCGGTTCCCAGCGTGATGGTGATGTTGTTGCCGAGGGAACCGGTGTAGATCGCCGTGAAGCTGGCATTGCAGCCGGGAACCACCGAATATGCAGCGGTATCAGTTCCGTCAGTGACGCGGACGCACCGGAAGTTCTGAGCGCCCTGCTGAACGGCAGTTGCCAGTTGCGTGCCCATATCGTACTTTCTGGGCATTAGCGGCCCAAATGATTGGGCGTAATCGGCCATCGTCGCCACAATGGTGGGTTGATCCACCGGGCCCCACGACGCAGTGCCCACAACGCCCACGATGTTCGTCGGGACGCCATTCAGAATCAGATTTTGAGGCGGGACGATCTGGACATAGAGGTCCGGGACGATGAGCGATGTCGTGTTGACAGTGCCTTGCTGGCTAATCGGCACGGTCTTACCCTTTCAACGAAGCGGGCGAAGCCACCCGGTTAACTGATTTTTTATAGTCGGATGCGAGGATTTCATTAATCTTCGCGGCATCGGCGATCACGTCGCCTCGAACAAAGCCAAGAAAGGGCTTTGTCACAACGAGATGGAGACTCATGAGAAGTACCTAACCGTATTTTATGTTGCCATTGATCGAGGCCGCACCGAAGATCATCGATGGCTGCTGCTGGACCGTCACGGTGGGATATTCGGTGACGTAAACTAAATCCCGTCTGTAGAGCAGTGCGTTTTGCGCTTGATCGAAACTTGCGGTGTTCTTATAGGTGATCCGCGCATTCGTGCCATCCGGCAGCGCTAAAAAGGTCACATGGTTGAGACCGGCGTCAATTGCACCTGCCACTGCATCCCGGACCGAAGGGGTTGGGCACCAACATGTGACCCGAATGTCCTTTTCCTGGCGGCGACTCTCGACTGTACTGGAACAGTTGCAAACGACCCGAGCGACTACAGATCCGGCGCCAGGTACAGTAATAGTTGCGCCACGCACCGAGACAATACGATCCGCCTGGATGAGGGTTGCCAGGTTGGCTGCGATCAGTTCGATGGCATCGCCGCTTTGGATGCGATATGCATACGCCGCGCCGTCGATCAAGATCCCAACGACATCTCCGACCGCCGGCGTGCCGTCTATCGTGACCGTCTCCGCGGTTGCGCTTGCGGTAGTGCCCGGCTGAACCGGAGTATACTGCCACTCCGGCAGGTAACGGGTAGTCGTCCGGCCGGATTCATTCTCTGGTACAACCGTCACGTTGACGATGCCGGCGCTGAGATCCGCGTTCAGAGTGGCCGCATTGGGCCACCCGCGGTAGACTCTGCATAAGACACCTACAATGCTCGATTGAGCAGATCCCTCGGGATAGAGACTGTCTGTAACGCTCTCGGTTATGGCCTGCTCGACGTCAGCAATATCCGCCATCAGGTGGTCGCCATCTTTGCTGTCAGTCGCCAACCCAGGCCCGTTAACTCCGATCCGGCGATGACAGCGCTGCGGCCGAGATCGTCAGTAACCATATCGCCCGGTGAAAGCAGCACACCGGTCACCGCCGGGACCAGGATGTTCCAATACGGAATGGCCTGGTCGGTCGGTAGATTCGTTGCCGTCATCGCAAACCGCTCTTCACCCAGCACGCTCGCTGGCCATCCACTCATCAGTGAGGAAGACTTGCCAGGCATAAAGCCGCCATATGGATTGGTGCCGGTGGCGGTCTGCACCGTGGGCCTGGAGATCGAAATTGTCCGATTGGCCATAACGCACAGCAACGGCAGAAGTAATTCCTGAGACGCAATGAAGAATATAGAACTTCCACAGACCAGGTAGTCGCCGGTTCGGGTATAGCTGCCATCAAAAATGCCATGCCATAGCGGCTGTCCGTAGGCGTTCGTTGTCTTCTGGGATTCGGTGACTGGAACGAATGCCGCCGGCAATCGCAAAAACCGATTTTCCTTCCTGAGCGGTTCGAATGGGCCTGCTGGACGAAACGCGTTGGCGATCTGTCCGGTGTGGCGTGCCGATCTGCCTAAGCCAAAGTAGAGGCGGTCCTGGAGCTTGCGGCCATCCATAGCTCAAACAATCAAAGCAGGTGCGTTTCCCGCGAGCGCCGGCCCCGGGGGAACGCCAAGAAAGCCGCACAAGCGCCGGCGCCACTCATCGAGCAGGCGAATCCTGTCGCTCACCTCGGACTTGTTCCGCGTCCACATGGACGCTTCCTCGGTATCGAGGTTCGCTGCCGATTCGGGGACCGCCAACTCAAGAGCCAGCAATGATCCCAGGTATCGCCGCGCTACCGCGATTTCCGAAGTAGACAGGTTGGTCAGACGAAACTCCAGCATTCCGTAAACCTGGAAAAAGCGCCACGCTTCCATCCCCGACGGGGCCGCACCGTAGGCCGGATATCCGCAGAAGCGGCGAATATCGACCTTTTCGGCATCTGAAAGTGGGTTCACAGGGTCGATCCATCACCGCGGCTGAACAAGATGGTGCCGGAGCCGGAAGGCGTGATCGCCGCGGCGTTCTTGATGAGGTTGTTGACTGACAGGACCACCTGACTGCTTGCCAGGACGGGCATGTCCGCCGTGCTGGCGACGACCGTGGTGTCCGAGCCAAATCGGACATAGGCCAGAACGCTCGAGGTGTTCGTGACCGCAACGGTATCACCGCCGCCTGAAAGCGCGACGTTCGCTGAAACGCTGCTCGCTGCTAAGCTCACAGTGCCAGTTGGACGGAACGGGCTGACCGAGCCGTTCGGCATGGCGAAAGGGCCTCCGCTTCGTTGCTAGCCGATATGTTCGACGATAACGGCACGCTTGTAGGCGGCGTTCGTCGCGGTTGGGACGGTCGTGGAGTTGGTGGTGGTGTCCGAAGGCGCGCAGAATCCGCCGATCCAATACCAGGACTGCGCTATAATCTGCTGTAGGCGGTCGATCGCCTCGCGGGTGACCATGGCGATTCCATCAACCATCGAAACGATGGAATCGGCCGGAGCGACATCGCTGGTTGCCATGCCGGCAAAGTCGCCTTCGATCAACGCGCCCTGGCCGCAGATCACCGGGCGGCGAACCATCAGCCCGCTGAGGGAGGGATGGGCCTGAACGAAGGCTTCGGTCGTCGGGATGAAACGCAGGCCCAGGAAGTCGTTGGTCATGCCGTTCTTGAAGACCTGATTCGCCGACGTGGCACCTTGGAAGAGCTGCTTGAAGTCCGGGTCCGCAAAAAGCTGGCGGGCCGACACCGGGTCGAGATAGCAGTTGTAGGCCCCATCGATCTCGGGAACCGCGTTCAGCCGCAGTTTGGCAACCGCATCCAGGAGGCATGACATCGCGAGCGTATCGGATGCCAGGATCTGCGATGTATTGCCGCGCTGCGACGGTCGGATGATGGAGGATGCCGTGGACGCGATAACCGTGTTTCCGGCGGTTCCGTCAGCCACAGTAACATTGCTCGAAAACGTCAGCGTTCCCGAAATACCGTTCGGCGCGGTCGAGACGTTGGTGGCATCCGCGGTGACCGCGACCAGCGTGTAGACGTCGGCACCGACTGTCACGCTCATGGTGTTGGTGCTGCTGACGGCCTGCTGCACGCCGTTGACAAAGACGTTCTGAAAGCCCCGGACGTCGTCCACCGAGATCGTCGCCGCGGCAGCCGAAAGCGTAACACGAACGCGGGTATTGCCGCCCAGGTAGGCTCCAAACAGCACGTTTCGGCCGAGTTCGTCGAGGCTGCGGGCAGCCTGTTCACCGTTCACGTAGGCATTCTGAAGGAACTGTGAGGCAATGCCGACCCGCTGCGTTACAACGTTCAGATCGGTCGTCGCCGCATAGAGGTTGATCGAGATCGTATATTGCTCGACACCCCAGGTGGTGGGCGTCAGGCCGTTATCGAAGTTGGTGTTCGCGGACGGAACCAACGGGGTCGTAACGGTCGGCTTTAGCCCGGCTCGGGTCTTGGTCAGCGTTTCACCGATGCCCACCGCGACGCTGACGCGATCGGCGCAGGCCCGATAGCCAAGCTTCGACCGCAGCGCCTGTTGAAACTCACGCTCCAGAAAACCCTGCTGGATGATCGGCTGCAGCGAGGTCGGAAAATTTTGGATACCCATCAATGGTCCTATGAATGTCGGGTTACACCGTCAGGCGTGACGGATGTTTAAAAGCGATGTTTTGTCAGTGCCGCGCGCGCTGCGGCGTATTCTTCGTCGCTCATCTCAAGGGCAGTTTTCTGGCGAACTGGTTGCGAGGCCGGGGCGAGCGCGGCACTCGATGAAGACGTTGCTCCAAACAGCCAGGGCTTCTCCCGGCGAAGTCCGTCCATGATTCTGCGGCCATCGACGACTTTGTCGTTCGCGTCAAGCGTGACAGAAGACAGATCGACGAGTTTCAGTCCGTCAAGGTCGATCATTCCGGCTTTGACTGCTTCAGTTCGCAAATTGGCAGCCACCAGGCGTGATTCGTATTCAGCACGAAGCTTTGCGAATTGATCATCAACCGGCTGGGTCTGTTGTTGGTCTTGGTTAGTTTGAGCTTCGTTGTTCAGTGGGTCATCCATATCCAACTCACGGTGTACTTAAACATCCTCGGCATCGGAATCGTCCGGGAAGTACTCAATGTCGTAATAAGCCGAGATGGCGCGTGCCGCGGTTTCACGGCTGATGCATCCGGCTGCGACCAGTGACGTCAGCGATTGCACATCCTTCTGCCGATCTTCGGCGGTCGTGGGATACCAGCGCGGCCATTTGAGATTGATGGAAGCGGCCGGGTCTAACGGACCGATCTCTTGTCCAAGCACAACGAGAGAGTAAGCCTGCGAAGCCCGCACGATCATCCTGGCGAGTTGCAACAAGCCAGCCTCGCCGTAACTGGTTCGCATATTGTCAGCCAACCAGATCAGGCCCTGATTAAGCAGCTCGAGCGCACGCCCCGACTGTGCGGATGTAATGCGCTCGGGGCTGGCCCGATTCCCATGGATGCTTTCCAGCGCCAGTTCGCGCAAGGTGCGGACATATTCGATGACTGCGCCAGATGCCGTGCCGCCGATCTCGAGAAGGCGCGCGTCACCCTTCTCGGAAACGACCAAAGCGTTACCGGCCCCTTTCACCATGTCGCCATCCGAAAGGGCGGGATCTTTCAGCAGAAGGGTCGGATCACTGCTATACTTCAGTCCGCGTCCAACCTGGCTGAGTTGATAGTCGATCTCAACCTGCGTGTGCATCGCAGCCGTAAACGTGCAGCCTCCATCGCAGGGATCGCCCGTCACGGAAAGACCCGGCAGGTTTTTGATCCAGATGATCGGCACGGTGCCGAGCTTGTGTGAAACCGTGCGGGCGGTGTCCACGATAGCCGGCGCCGGTGCTCCGACAGGCACTGGCTCGAACCATGTTTCGCTGCTTGAATCCCAGCTTCGCGCGAACCAGTATTGTGCGCAAGGATCGTCGATATCGTATCCGTTCGCAATCAGGTCTGTGCCTGAAACCTTGTATCGTTCGTCGACGCGGGCGAGTGTATCGGGCGCCTGCGGATCCCACGTAGGGGTCAGGTACATCGTGTCAAGTACATCCACGAATATCCGCCCTTGCAGAACGCGTAACAGCAGCGCAACCGAGCCGACTGCACCTTTCATGGCCGCCTCGGTCATCTTGAAATTGAGGCGGGTTTCCTTGACGATTCCGGCGAAGGCATCACGAACCAGGCCATCGCTGCTGTCTATCGTCGGGAAGTGCCCCTCGCTGAACAATAATGAAACACTGTCCTCAACCACGATCCGGCACAGCGGATACCTGACGCTTGGCCGGCGTTGACGCAGCGGGATGTATTCGCCGCCCGGTCCACGCTCCTCATGAAAGTGATACGGCAATAGGTCGTAGATCGTACCATCCAGCACGCGGTTGAGGATATCGAGCCGGCGAACGCGATCCGGGTAGTCCGGATCGCGAGGAACCAGATCGCAAAGAGTATCAAACACCTATTTTCCAATACTGGCTTCGCGTTACATTTCAGCGATTGAAAATAGAAATTGCCAACGGGCCCGTTGCGCGTGGCCGATCGGCCAATGTCGTGAAGGCCCGGACGAGCGCGTCTACCTGGTCATCTTTGTGCCCATACGGGAAATCCCGCATCTCATCGATCAACGCCGGGTTCCACGCACCCCTCGCAATCGATACGTTCCCTGCCTCTACTTGAGAGGCGAGGGGCATGGCCCGGGTGGACTTGGCCCCTGTTTCTCGCCCGGAGATGACATGGAAACCGGCAAGCTGTCGTGTCAGATAAGCCATTTGGCTCTTGCCAGCCTGACCGGGGTCTTCCGGAATCGCCACGATGACCTTGGTGCCGTCCTTATGCGCACTGCTGACGACCAGTTCTTCGACCTGATGCGGTGTTCCGCGAATGCGAACGACATCAAGCACAACGTAACGGCCATCCGAGCTTCGCAGCAACTTGACGCCAACCGTCCAGTCCGGATCGTTCTGGCCCGTCGTCTCGGTGGCGGCCAGATCCCAGGCTCGTACAGCAACTTCTGACGCGCTTGGCTCAGGCGGCTGAATGACCGAAATGCGGTCGACTGAGAATAGCTGCCCGGCTGCGGGAAGCGGAGTTTGCTGAAACAAGGCGGCCCACGCTCGTTCTCCCATCATCTGCCGTTTCCGGATCAGGGCGTTGTAGTCCTCCCATTCAGGCCAGAGCGGCGCTCCGACGGCTCGGCCGAGCGGGTCGCCCGGTTCGGCCAGAGCGGGCAGACGGACGACCCGCCATTCCGATTTGGCGTGGGCAAGCAATTGGCCACCCAGATCGTCCGGGTGCCATCGTGTCATGATAAGAACAATCTTGCCGCCCGGCTTAAGGCGGGTTGTGAGATCGGACTTGAACCAATCCCATACATGGTTTCTTTGCCGAGGACTTTCCGCGTCCGCCTGTGAGGCGATCGGGTCGTCTATGATCACCAGATCGGCGCGGCGCCCCGCGATGGCGCCTCGGACCCCAATGGCAAGGTACTCACCGCCAGTGGTGGTCGTCCACCTGTCTGCCGAGCGCTCTTCCCGCGTGACGCTAAATCCGAGATAGTTCTTCTTTTCCAGGATCAGGCTTCTGACGCGGCGGCTGAAATGCTTGGCTAATGACGCGGAGTGAGAGGCAGTGATGATCGATGAACGCGGATGTTGGGTAAACCACCACACCGGAAAAATGACCGACGCATAGGTGGATTTGGCGGATCCCGGCGGCATCAGGACCAT